TATTTAAATATCGCAAGGTTGCTTGTAGCATGTCAATTTGTCTGCGGCAGTCTTCCAACGCATGATGGCTGGTAGGCGGCTTGGGCAACCCTGGATACAACTTATATACCGTGCGAGCATCACAGATCTTATAATATTGCCAGGGCAGGGGTTTACCATAACTCTTGTAGGCATGCTCAAGGATGTTGGCATCATAGGTGGGACCATTCATCCAGATACGATTGCATTTCCAACATATCTTATGCAGTTCGTCCAGTGCTTGATCCAAGGGAATACGGCCCACCTCATTGAACGCTTCATCTCGTGCGGCTGCGGGTTGTGTGGCCCACCAGTCTATGGTGCCTTGTTCAATGGTGCGATTTTCTTGGCTTTCAAGATCGACTTTGGCATAATACTGTTGCTGGTAGTAACCGGTTCCAAGCGGATCAAATGCCTGTGCCGCAATGGTTAGAATTGTGGTTTCAGGGCCTGTTGCCAAACCTTCGATGTCGATCATTAAGTCCATGCTTGATTATAGCAGGCATTTAAATGCTAGTCAAATATTGTCAGGCGTTTGCACACCTAATTTGGGTATAACAAATTGTTCAAACCATGCATGCATGGCATCAGGTGTTGGATGAAACTGATCAGTGGCTAATAGATTTTGATTTTTTGCCCACTCAAATGGAGTGTTTTGTGTGTCTAACTGGTTCCACGGAATTAGACTATGATACTGAGACGTTGGTGATATCTTGCCCAGTGTATGCTCCAACGGTTTATCAAATAAAATATCTGCATACTCTGAATAATCAGCATGCACATTGTATATAAAATTACTGTAGTAGGGAATATTTTGTGTTTTTAAGATTGCCAACGTTCCAATAATATCCAACAGTGATATATCAGTAAAATACTCTGACGTTCCACCTAGATGCTGGCTTTTAAAATAATCAATCAAAATTTTTGGAGTGGGCGAATAAAATCCCCCACAGTTGAATCCACCACTGTGATACCAATATTGATCTTGAATTTTTCGAAATGATACTTCTGCCCCGTAGGCATTGTGCCAGTCTGCTGGCATTGGTACGTCAATACGATTGATGCCAGACCAAAGAACTACAATTGCATCTGGTTTTACCTGTGTCAAATGATGTAACACAGCAGCGGCTATGGCCCTGTTACCTGACCCCGCAGAAGCGTCTATAACAAATCTTGCCCCTGGATGTAATTTTAACAATCGCAGTCTGTTCAAAAGTCCAACAAAACTACATCCAATTATAGATATGTTCATTAGCCAATAACAAATGTAAGAGGTTGTGAGCCATCTACATACATTTTGAGTTGTTCAATCAACCCGTCCATTTGGGTCTGTGCTTCGGATTTCATGGCTGCACCATTTAGAGTACTGCCACCTTGTGGTCCAGCAATGCTGCCAAACTTTTCACGTGCTTCGCCAATGATCATTTTGCAGTTGGCCACCATGTAGTCTCGAATCCATTGTTGAATTTGGTGATCGCTCAACAAGTTAAATTCAGGTTTTAGATTGTAACTCCACAGCAACACAGTTTCTCCGGAGCCCTTGGGGTCACGGATCAGTTGCAGTTTCTTGGTCACAGGATTCCAAGTGTAGTTCATGTATGCGCCAAACATGCGCCCAGCCAGTTCAATGTACTGACTGTAGAAGTCGTAGGTGGCAAGACCGCCTGCCACGTTGAAGTTCATTAGATACACGTTGAGTGATGCCTGTGCAAATGGATCAAAGTTTGAGGCAAATGGGCCCGAACTGTCACCAAATGATCTGCGGAATATTTGTCTAACTGATACTACTTCCTGAGGCAGTTCGTAGATGTTGACATCTGTGACTAACTGCATGAAACTGTAACTTTCCTCATAGGCATTGTTGGCTCGTTGGCGATAAGTGCCAATGGTTTTTTGATAGGCTGCTTCGTAGTGTGAGGGGTCTAATTCTAGGTCAATGATATCACCGCCCAATTGAAGTTTTACGTATTCAATTAAGTTTTGCTTGAGTGTGGGCAGTGATTGTTGTTGCTGTTCTGGCATCTGAAACTCCGGTTCCTATATTTATTGAAGTTTTGAGATGATTTGTGGCAACCAGTTGGCAAAATCTTCAGGCCATTGGCGTTGCATTTTTGCCAGCAATTGTTGATTGTGATCAGCTGCTGTTTGACATTGTTCAATCAACACATGGTGATTGAGTTGTTTGATATTGTTGTAATTTTTTATGGCGAGGTTGACAAAATTTTGTATTTTTTTGTGTCCATTTACAGAATTATCTTGTTGTTCAGCGTCATATGAATGATCCACAATGTGATCTAAAACGTCAAATCCCAGCGTTCTGAGACGTTGCACAGCATTTTTTGCTGAAAACACCTGCCAAGGTGCTGGTGTGACCAAGGCCCTGAATATTTTTTCGCTGAACGCAATACTGGCATCGCCGGCATAAGTCTCAATTACAAGATTGAGATAAGCACTAATGTGTGCTTGTTCCACAGTGAATTTGTGATTTCTCAAAGGCATGTGTGGCAGGATCTGTTCATACCATGTGCTAAGATCAGCATGAGCAGTCTGAAGTTGTGTCCAACATTGTGAAACACTGTTTTTAGCATCTTGCGGTGTTTTTTCTGCACCTGTGGCACGAGCATTGAAGTTGATAAGGTCAGTTTCAATTACGGGTTGGATACCATTGGCTTGTTTTGTAAATTCCAACAAAAATAACAACCGTTGTGTGTCCAGTCTGTTTACCGACAAATGAAATCTATGTGTGGGGCTGTAGTTTTGGTTGTCTGGGGTGTAGTTGAACACACCAAAATAACTCGGTGGCAGCACACACACTTCATAGTCTGTGGGCCAAGGCATATGATTGTCAGTGATAATGATAGTGTGTGAATCAAACCATTGCTCAGGTGCCGCTGCGGGGTCGGATTTGATCACACTAAAATCATCACTCAAACACACAATCACTGTGCGATGATTTTTTTTCCAGGCACGAGGATTCTTCAAACATTTTTGATATCCTAGATGTGTTAACATACTAGACAACACATTGACCACTGCGCACTCATGTTCGATGCATTGACTTTTTTTGTATATTTCACCTAAACGAATATCATAAAACGATTCAAAGTACATGCTGTTGGCCTTTGATCAACGGAAATATTTTTTTCATTGTGCTTGTTTCAAGGGTTGGACAGAATTTGCACTGCGCAATAGGTTGATCTAAATTGGCAAAAAATTCTTGGTGATAACTATCAAAATTATCCAAAGTCAGCGGCTGATAAGAATTTAGCAATGTTCTGTCTTCTGGCGAAATATCCAAAGTGTGTTGCTGATCGAATTCAGGCATGAGTGCCACAGGACCACATTTAAACAGTTTAGCACGAATAAAATGATAACTTTTGAATATTGCAAAACCGCAGTTTTGATGTGCAAAAAAAGGATCACTGTTGTGCAACAAGTAGATCTTTTGCATGGATTGGCTGATTCTGGTAAACGGTCTGATGGCCGCGGTGTGAAAATGATCTTTGATGTACACATCAACCGAAATGCCATTGCTGTCTATAAAACAACAGTCAGCGGCGTGACGATTGGTTTCATGTCCTAGCGACAAAATCTCCACCGGGCCTTTGAGAAACCATAATATATCTTCTTTTAATTTTTCAAACTGTTCAGTGCGGTGTAAACTCACTGCAATGTGATTTTTAATTTGTCCAGACCTAGAGTGCAACAATGCATCATAAAGCCCGCCTGCTTGCCTAAATCTTGTGCCGTTAGTAAGTATTTGCACATCTACATCAAATAAATCACCAATGCCTTTTACCCAGTCCGGTAAAGTGGGATTGAGAAACGGCTCACCTCCCATGATGGTCACTGCAGGAATCTCTAAGATGCTGGCCCACTGACGATACTGTGCTTCATAATCACTCCAGCGTTGCCATCCTCGAAAATCATGATTGTTAAATCTATTGCATTGATTGCAAGTCAGGTTGCACACATTGGTAATGTACACATCTAATTTGTGTGGTAACTGAAACATTCAGTATTTACCAGGCCTTGAGTATGACCAAGTTCTCAGTACCGCGTCCGTTGAATGGGGTTTCTGTAGTGGTAAGATCTTTGTAGATCTTACGTGCCGCTGGCTTGCCTGCGGCTTGCACAGCCTTCACAACATCTGCTGGCTTGCGCACAGTTTTTTGCATGGTCTCAATAGTGCTGAAACCAATGATGCTGTTGCTTTTGACAGTGAATGCCTGTGTGTGGCTGTCAGCCACCAGGTGGATCAACTTGCGCTTCTTGGTATCGTACAACCAGGCTTCTGCTTTGTCCACAAGACTTGCGGCTGGCAAGCCTTTGAGTTTGAGCTCGGCAAATTCCATCATGACTTTGAATTTTGCGGCACGTTTCTCAGGTGGCACTGACTTGACCTTGCGTGGCTTGCGTTCCACTTTCTTGATCTGTACATACGCACCGCAGTCATTGATCACTGCTTCACAAAACTTCACAATATTGCGCATTTGGATCTTGCTGAAGTTGCTGTAGCCTTCCGCAAGCTGTGCATCCTTGCCTTCAATCACAGTTTCAAACTCTGCAAGTTTGTGCTTCCACAAGTTGGCAATGTCAGAAATCATTTGAGGTGCTACATTTAGTCCGCGGATAACTGTGATGGGCTTGTAGTCTGCTGACATTTTGGCACCAGCAACCACAAACTCGTCAAACATGCCATCCAGCTCACCTGCACATTCACTCACCTTTTCACGCAGTCGATCCTGAATGTTGGGCTTGACCACAACAGGCGCAACTTCTGCCACCACCACTTCGGGTTCACGTGCAGTTAATATTTCTTGAATGTATCCTTCTAATCGCACTGTTTCAGTGTCTGTAAGGTCCAAGCCTACCATGCTCATGCGGCACAGCCATGCAGTGGTCAGTCGAACTGCTGAATCGGGCACACCTTTAAGAGCACGAACATCTGCTTTGCGTCCGTTGTGTTCCAAATAAGCCACCAGCATTTCACGTGCGTCTTTTTTGCCGTAGAAGTAATTGTACCAGGAGAAGGCAGCACTGAGTTGGCTGGTGCGATCATCTGTGGGTTGCACACGCCATGTGGGTTCCAGCCCTGTGTATTTGGTGTCGGGACTGCGGGGGTTCAGTGGTTTGACAGCGGCTCGTGTTGCATTCATATGGGCTCCTGGTAAATTTATACGTAATTATAGCAGAAAAGGATTTATTGGTCAACCCGCAGAAAGGTAAACCCAAAGTACTATAAATATACCATGCCACGCTTATCCCTATATCGCCCCAATCGCACCAGAGACTATCAATTTTTAGATCGTACCATACGTGAAATGTACACTGTGGGCGGATTGGATATCTACATCCATCGCTACATGGGCCCAGAAGCTGGTGGGGCAGATTCTGCCCTGTCAGGCAACTTTGATGCCACACAGCCCACATACGCAGACGTGGATGTGCTGAACATTCAAGATTTGCTGTTGCTGGAAAACCGCGACAGGGTTTATGACCCCGACGTGTATGTCATGCGCGGTGTGTACAACACACAGGACGTGGATTTTGATTTGACACAGTTTGGTTTGTTTCTCAACAACGACACCATATTCATGACCTTTCACTACAACACCATGATTGACACATTTGGTCGCAAACTCATGAACGGTGATGTAATTGAGATTCCCAACTTGAAAGATTACCATCCGCTGAACAAAGAAATACCCCGGGCGTTGCCTAGGTACTACGTGATCCAAGATGCAGACTTTGCATCAGAAGGTTTCTCAGTAACTTGGTTGCCGCACCTATGGCGTGTGAAATGTACGCCAATGAAGGATCAGCAAGAATTCAACACCATCACAAACAAGCCGTTTGTGCAAGAAAACATCTGGGATCCAGGCAACTTCTATCCCACAAACACCATTGTCAACTACGGTGACACTTACTACCGCGCCATTACCAATGTGCCAGCAGACACAGTCATTACCAACACCAATTTTTGGGCGCTGTACGATCCTGCTACCATTAGTGATATACAAGGCACACGTCAGAAAGACTACGAGATCAACGATGCCATATTGATACAGGCCGATGCCGAAGTACCACTCAGTGGTTACGAAGTTGATAAGTTTTATATTTTGCCCACTCAAAATGGTGAGCCTGCCAATCCAGACAGTTTGAGTGCTGACGAGACTGTGAGTGTGGATGGCACACAGGGCGGAACCAGTGTCACTCCCAAGTCAGATGGCTACACCGTGGGCTATCTCACTGGAGATGGTATCGCGCCCAATGGCTTGCCTGTCACACCTGGTGTGTCATTCCCGCCTAACCCTGTGGTAGGAGCCTATGCTTTGAGACTAGATTACAAACCCAATAGACTGTTTAGATATGATGGTGCTCGCTGGGTACGCATTGAAGACAATGTACGCACCAATCTCAACAACGGTCCAGTTAATAAGACTCTGCGCAGTAGTTTTGTAAATAACACTGCCACAGTCAGCACCACAGACTTGGGCAACATACCAAGTCGTCAAAGTCTCAGTGAAATACTCCGACCACGTGCTGACAACGGCGACCAAGGTGGCTTCTTACCACCTGGCACTTAACCGGGAGAACCCAAATTCAAGCCTTTTTTTATGACGAACAAATACGCAGATTCTTGTTGCAATTCACAAGAATCTTTTCAGGCTTTCAAGTTGAGTACGCCAACGAAAATGACGGAGTAAATGGTGCTGCCTTGTTGCGTGTGCCTGTGCGCTATGGTGATGCCAGCCGCAATGCACAAACTATCATACAAGAAAACAGTCGCAACAGTTTGCCATCAACTCCACTAATGACTTTTTACATCACTGGCTTGGACTATGAACAAAGCCGCATGCAAGAGCCGTATTTTGTAAGCAAGGTAAATGTGCGTCAGCGCACCTACGATCCCAGCACAGAAACTTACGAGACCACACAAGGCAATGCATTCACTGTGGAACGACTGATGCCTGTGCCGTTCAAGCTCACTATCAATTTAGATATTTGGACCAGCAATACCAATCAAAAGTTGCAGTTGTTGGAACAAATACTCACACTGTTCAATCCTGCCTTGGAAATACAAAGCACAGACAACTTTATTGACTGGACCAGTTTGAGCACCATGTACTTGGATAGAACTGTGTGGACCAGCAGAAGCATACCCATTGGCACAGAAAATCCCATTGATGTGGCTACCTTGACA